CGGTTACGACCGCTAAGATTGCCGACGGTGCGGTTACGACCGCTAAGATTGCCGGACGGACAATTTTTGTTAATAATACAAGTGCAAACCTTTACGCAACGTCATATTCGGAATTATGGATTGACCCCCAATTTAGAGATACCACAACCGAAGGTTTGAAGTATTACACAAAAATAACAGGAAACAATGTATATTTTAGACCATATATTAATGGCGCAACGCCTTATGTATGGAACGCAGTTGCGGCGTTACCTAATCCGTCAACATATCATAATACCCCGATTGCATTAGTTTGTAATGTGGCGGGCGGCGGCGTTGTTGTTGGCGATGTTGTGGGATATGTAGTATTTATTGATACGGAAATTTGGACAACGAGCGATATGGGATTAGGACAAATCGTAACGGATTACATTTTTGATATTGGGCGTTTTCCGACAATCTATGCTTATACGAAAAATCCCAATATTACAACAATGGAAGCGGGTATTGAGGTTGTTTTACCCACCGAAATAGTTGTAACGGTTGGGGATAATTTGGAGGTTTTTTACCGTCCGTCAATTCGTTGTATTAATCCATATTCGTATGACATTGTTTCTATATGTTCAGTTGGCAAAAATTATCCTCGTTATTTCCAATTCAAACCGGAGGCAGTCCACGCCGGAAATACATATACATTGCGTATTGACGTAAAACGAAATGATACAACGGTTATTGCTACCAAAACAACGACAATTCGGGTTATTCCGTCAATTAGTGCGCCCGCAACGCAAAAAAACATATTGGTATTCGGTGCGTCGGCAACGGCAAACGGAAACTTTACTTATGAATGCCAACGCCGTTTAACGACCAATACAGGCGACGGAACCCCATACAATCCAACCGGATTAAATTTAGGAAACATTGCCTTTGTTGGACGTAAAACAGGAACGGCAAAGAATGTCAAGTTAGAAGCGACGGGCGGTTGGTCGTGGGCTGACTTTGCTGGGCAGGGACGCCCCGCATATCGTTTCAATGTTACGGGTGTTACATTGCTGAATATTGACAATACATATTCAGTGAATGGCGTTGTTTTAACAGTCACAGAAGTAAATGTAACCGATGGTATTGGGGATATTCGTTGTACTTACGAGGGGTCAAATACAGTCCCGGCAAGTGGAACATTAACCCGTGTAACAGGTTCGGGAGATGCAACGATAACGTACACGTCCGTTGAAAGCGAAACATATAACCCGTTTTGGAATGATAGTACCGGAAAATTGGATTTTATTAATTATGCCAACTTATATTGCAACGGCGCAATTGACGTACTGATTTCGCATTGTGGCGTAAATGACATTTTCGCAGGTCGTACCGGGCAAACATTAGTCGATACCTATGTTAAGCCGTTTGCCCGTGCATTTCATACGGATTTCCCTAACTCTAAATTTATAATTTCGTCATTGCCGATACCAGATTGTACGGGTGGTATGGGGGCGAATTATGGTGCAACACTTTCCAACTATTACAATCGTTCGCAAGGGTTTTGGGATACCGCAAAAGCATTTGACGCAATGGCAAATGATGCTGAGTTTTCCGGTTGGGTTACGATTGCCCCGGTTGTGCAATTGTTCGATAATGAAAATGGTTATCCAAAATTGGCAACACCTGTAAACAATCGTTCGACTGTTACGGAGTTATTGGGAACAAACGGAGTGCATCCAACTGAATACGGTTCATACATGGTTGCAGATGCTGTTTATAGAGTAATTAATAAAATACTTGTATAACTATGCAGGAACGCAATATTATTAACGGGACGACCACCGCAATGGTCGCCCCGTTATTAGAGTTTTACAATCGACTTATTCCATTTTTGCTTTTGGCGATTGTTTTAATAATTGTAGATAGTCGTTTTGGAGTTGCCGCCGCCCGCAAGCGTGGCGAACCAATAAGGACGTCACGGAAGTGGCGACGGGCAATAAACAAGTTAGTTGATTATATATGTTGGGTAACATTAGCGGGTATGTTCGGCGAAGCGTTTGGGGAAATATTAGGGATACCCATATTATCGGCGTTAATCCTGTTAATCGTTTACGGCATTGAGATTTCAAGTTGTTTCAATAATTATTTTGAGGCAAAGGGGATAAAAAAGAAAGTAAACATTTTCAAATTATTTAATCGCCCGGAGGTCGAAAATTGTATTGAGGACGTACCGGACAAAGAAAAGGAGGTAAAAGAATGAAACCAATTGTTTTATTAGACAACGGACACGGGAAAGAAACCGCCGGGAAACGTTCCCCGATTTGGTCGGACGGGTCGCAACTGTTTGAATGGGAATTTAACCGGGACATTGTGCGCCGTATAGCCGAAAAGTTACAGGCGGACGGCATACCGTATCGGGTATTAGTCCCGGAGGAAAACGACATATCATTGACGGAACGTGCGAGGCGTGCCAATGAGTATGCAAAAGAGTTCAACGGCAAAGCGTATGTTTTAAGCATACACGCCAACGCCGGGGGCGGTACGGGTTGGGAGGTTTACACGTCGCCGGGGCAAACCCCGTCGGATGCAATCGCAACCGTGTTTTTTGAGGAAGCGGGACGGGAATTTGTGCCGGATGGTTGGCGGATGCGTTCCGATTATTCAGACGGCGACCCGGACAAAGAGGCAAATTTTGCCATACTGACAAAAACAACGTGTCCGGCAATCCTTACGGAAAACTTTTTCATGGATACCGAAAAAGATTGCCGTTTTATAATGAGTGAGGACGGGCGGGAACGTATCGCCAATATGCACGTTGCCGCAATTAAAAGAGTATTGACGTTATGAAAAAGATTTTGATTTATACGGCGATAATTGGAGCGATTGCCGCCGTTATTTGGGGGCAACACGTCCGTATTAAGAATTTGACCGCCGACCGGGACAAATACAAGTCAAATACGGAAACGTTGTTGCAAGACGTTAAGACGTACCAAACAAAGGACAGTTTGAACGCCGCAAAGGTCGGTAATTTGACGTTGAAAGTTTCCGAGTATGAAAAGTACCGGGCGGACGATTTGGCGTTAATAAAGACGCTACAAACAAAGAACCGGGATTTGCAACGGGTAACGACAACACAGTTGGAAACAATTAACGAGTTGCGGGGAACCGTCCGGGATAGTATCGTATATTTGCCCGGTGACACGGTTACGACTGTTTTACGTTGCGTTGACATTGTGGAATCGTGGTTTGAGTTACACGGATGCGCACGCCCGGACAATACATTTACGGGAACGCATATAAACCGGGATAGTCTATTGATTGCGGAAACCGTCCAATACAAACGTTTTTGGGGGTTCCTTTGGAAAACCAATAAAGTAAAGAACCGGGAAATTGACGTTGTAAGTAAGAACCCGGCAACAAAAATATTGGGGGTTGAGTTTGTAACCATAGAAAAATAACCTTTTTGTTCATAATATAGGTTGTAAAGGGGTTAGGGTTGTGATAATCCGACCCCTTTTTGTATTTGCCCGTTTTCCGCCCCGTATTTCGATTATTTTGTTTGAGTGGATAAATTACCCACCCCGGCAAAGAAAGTCCGTTAAAACGAAAATTCGCCAAAAATAACTTTGCGGGGAACCAAAAGAAACTTTTTTTATAGGAAAATGCAAAATAAAAGATATTTTCTTTGGTAGTTAAAATAAAGGTTGTATATTTGCAGTACGATAATACAACGACGGGGCGTTTTCCCCGGAACATTAGAGAGCGTAAACAATGAATACTCAAAGCATTTACAACGGTTTGAAATATACGACAAAGGAAATTAACCGCAATTACAAAATCAAAGTTAACGGCATGGTTGACGGAAAGAAAGTAAACATTGCGGTTGGAGTATCCGGGTTAATTCGTATTGTTGGCGATATTAAGTTGGTAAACCGCTTGTTAGACCGGGCGTTTAACTGTTACGGCGACAAAGAGGTTTGCAAATTGCGCCGAGGCGTCAAAATTACGTTCTATTATCAGTAAACAACGACCGGGCGTTTTCCCGGTAACAAATAATTCTTTCAATCATGGAAAAGAAAAGAACACAGGCGGCGGACATTGCCGAGATTGCAACCAAGTTGGACGGCAAAGTTGAGTTTTCGCAAATTTCATTCAATCAGATTTTAACAACGGACAAAGGTAAAAGCGTAAATGATTTATTGTTTATCGACCGAAAGTTTGGATTGTGGTTTTATACAAGCCGGGCGGACTTTGATAGCCTTTGTTATCTTACAAAGGGAAAGTTTCCAACGTTGGTTGTATGTGAGGGGTCAAACGTAGTTTATGAAATTAAAAAATAACGGATATGAAAACAGACATTAACGGCGTAAGCCAATGCCCGAAAGGAACCGAGAATTACGAAACGTTTACGGCAATGGGTCGGAGTATGCGTGGTACGGTATATTTCCAATACGATTAAGAGCAGAGGACGGCACGTTGTTTACTTGCGTAAAACCGTCGTTGGAATTATGCAGAGAGGCGCGGGATAAGTTTTTTGCAAATAAAAAGTAATAACCCGCCGGGGGTTCGCCACCGGCACAACAACAAATATTATGGCAAAGTACATTTTAGTTAAGAAAGTCAAAGGACAAAAATTTGAATACCAAGTTATCGACACGGAAAGTAAAGCGATTGTTTCCAAAAGAACGTCCGCCCGTGATTATGTAGCGTGTACCGCCGACGGTTCGTTTTATTTCGGACGTTTGGATTTAATCGGGAAAGGCGACCACGGTAAAAGGTTAAGCCATACGGCGGCGATATTAGCAAACCCGGAGGCTGCATATAAAAAACAGGTCGCATATTTTCGCCGGATTACCGCAAACAATGGATTGCCGAGAACCCCGCCGAACAATGGATTGCCCGCAACGTCGAAAGCGCAACAAAGGAAAAGGAAAGATTGAACGCAATTGCGTATTTGCAGTAATAACAAGCCGGGGGCGCAATCCCCCGGCATAATAATTTAGAGCGATGAAAATTAAACGTTATCGGTTATCGCAAGCGATGTACGATATTATCCAAAAGGCGAACGGCGGGTTGTTTCTGTTATATACCCGCCATAATCCCGGCGATGTGTTGAACCTATTGTTAGAGGGCAACGACATTGGGTTGTTGTGCCGGGTTGAGAGTTGCAACGACCAATATTATAAGTTTTGCAAAGTCATTAAGGAGGGCGAACAATGAGCCGTAACAGAGAGCGACAACAAGAATTACAACCGGGGCGGGTCGAATACGCCCGTACCCGGTTGGAGGCGTTGGGGTATCCCGTAACCGAGATAAACGCCACGACCTTACAATTTACTTTCCGGGGTTCCCCGGTTACATTATACCCGTATTCCGGTTGGTTTACAGGCAAAGCCGTAAAAGACGGGCGGGGGATTAAGAACCTATTAAAACAAATACCGATGCGTTGGGCGTTAAGACGACAGGACAAAATAAAAGCGGCTTTTGAGCCGAACGGGGACGAAATATTGACCCGGATAAAAGAGAGTTTAACCCGGTTTTTTGCCGCCGACCGTTCGGAGTTCCCAGAGGGATACCGGGAAATTGAGGACTATTTTAACCAATTGCCGGGGGAACCATACCCGACCATTGCAATAAACGACGTCGGTAACGACGACCGAATGATTGAATTTTATGTTACCGGGAAACAATACGACGTTTACCACGTCGCATTTAAGGGTTTTACAGAGGGTTGATATATGGCAACGATAAAAAGGAAATGCGATAATTGCGGCAAAGAGTATAACGCCGATACCCGTAATTTGCGCCGGGGTTGGGGTCGTTGTTGTTGTAAAAGTTGCGCCGCCCAATTAAGAGAAAAGAACAAACCCGGATACATCCCGGAACGGGTCGCACTTAATAACGCCCGGCGTGAATGTTGGACGGATTACCCGGAAAACGAACGTTACCCGTTAAGTTATGACGGGGCGGATAATGACCAATGGGGGGATTGTGAATTTGGGATACATGATTGAAAAGAGATACCCCCGGTAATCCGTAAGGACGACCGGGGGCGGTACGCAGTAACCGAGAGCGATATTTTGGTAATGCGGTATTGCAAAGATAGGTTAAAAATCCTATTATCCAACGTCCCCGGTAAAAATGATTTGAGAAACAAAGATTATATTTTTGGTAATTAAAAATTTCTTTCTACATTTGCAGAACGAAATAACAGCCTACCCGGAGGGATACCGGGCAAAAACATGAGAATATCAGACAGTAAGCAATTAAACGCATTGGCGACCGTATCCGGCAAAACCGCCAAACAGGTATCCGACATTATCGTTTCGGAATTACTCAACAAAAAAATCATTGAGGACACGCCCGACAATTGGGGTTGCCCGATTGCCGATTGTTACGAACGGGACGTTACGGTTGCCGAGTTCGTCGAGGTTATCCGGGCAATTGGTATCAACGTTGTAAAGTCGGAACAATTCGACGCCGTATTGGAATGTGTATTGATTGGCGACGGGGATTGTCCGGAGTGTGGCGGCGAAATGGAGGTTACGGACGGCGAATATAAGCGCACAGGCGGGGACGGATATATTACGCCCCCGGAATATACCCCAATTTGGGAGGAAAAGACGTGTACGCATTGCGGACACAAAGAGAGCAACGAACCGAGTTATTAACGTAAAAACAAAAGTTATGGCATTAAGATTAAGAGTAAACGAAGCAATCGCCCGTTCAGAGGCGAACGGGAAAAAGGTATTGAAAAAAGACATTGCCGCCCGTCTTTTTGAGGGCGCAAGCGAAAGCGCACAACAGGTCAATATGACTAATTTATGCAACGGCACGACCAAACGGATTGTCCCGGAATGGGTCGTTATCCTTTGCGAAATGTTGGATTGTACGGCGGATTATCTGTTTGGCATGGAGGGCGGAAACGATGAAAAGTAAATTTATCGAATGGTTGGAAGCCGCCGCCGATACCATGTTTTCGGATTTGTTCCAAGCGAAAGCCCTAATTGCCACGTTTGGCGTATTGGGGATTTGCTGTTTGGTTGGTTCTTTTTGGAACCCGTGGCAATTGATATTTGCGGCAATGTGCGCCGCAATGGTATTATGTGGAATTTCAGAGTATAAAAAAGCAAAAAGAAAATGGGAGCGAAAAAGAGCGATAAACCGGGCGACCCGGTAAAAGAGGTTGCGGGAACCGTTGGCAATGTTGCCCCGGATATGTTCCCCGAAATTAACGAGGAACAACAAACGATTATTCCCCCGTTCGTTGAGGTTAAACCGGAACAACCAACCGGAGTATTTGAGATAATACCGGGCATGACGGTTGAGGAAATGACGGCAATGTTTTTTGACGAAAAAACGTTGATTGAACCGCCTTATAAGGTTTGGCAGTTAAACAGTAAGGGACACAGGTATTATTACCGTTACGACGATGCCGGGAACCCGGAGTTTTTCCCGTCGGTTACAACCGTATTGTCCCAAACGTTACCCAAAGCCCCGCACCTAATTAATTGGATTGCGAACAAAGGCATTGAGGAGGCAGAACGATACAAAGGCGAACGGGCGGCGTATGGAACGTTTATGCACGCCGCATTTGAGGAATTATTGATTAACCGGGCGTATGATTTGGACGGACTGAAAGGCAAACTAAAAGAATATATTGAGGTTTACCGATTGCCGGACGACTTTATTTATTACGCCGACGACTTGAAAAAGGACGTATTGGCGTTTGCGCAATTCGTGTTGGATTATGACGTTAGACCGTTAGCCGTGGAAATTGCGTTGGTACACCCGTATTACAAGTATGCCGGAATGATTGATTGCCCGTGTACGATGCGGGCAAAGATTGGGAGCGACGACCGTATTAACGCAATCGTCGATTTCAAAAGCGGGCGCAAAGGCTTTTACGAAGAAAGCGAAATACAATTAGGAATGTACCGTGATATGTGGAACGTCAATTTTGAGCAATTCCCCGTTACCCGTATTTTCAATTTCAGCCCGAAAGATTGGCGCAAACGCCCGTCGTACAATTTGAAAGAACAAACCGAAAGCCCCAATATACGCAAAATCCCCTATCTGTTAGAGATTGCCGCCATTGAGGACGAAAAGCGGGACAACACGTTTACGGCGGTTAATGGTATGGTTCTTTTGGACGACGCCCCGGATTTAACCCAAAACGTAATATCGTTGTCGTTGTCGGAATTGATTAAAACCAAAGCCCCCAAAGAGGCAACCCCGGACGAAACCACGGACGCCGCCGATAAGGTCAAAGCAGATGCGAACGCACCGGAGCCAACCGAGGAAACCGGGATAAAGAAAACAACGATTGTAAAGCGTGCCGGGAAAAAGGCAAAGGAGGCGGAAAACAAGCCCGCCACGGGACGAAAGGCGGCGAAACGAACGGTTGCACCGGAAAAGGAGCAAAAGCCCGCAAACACGCCTAAAAAGCCAAAAAATGAGAATAAGAAAAAATTGTTGAACGACGACCCCGAAATATAAAGAGCATGAAAGGACGAATAAGACGACCGGAGGCGGAAAAATCCCGTTTGATTTTACCCCGTGTCGGACAAATAAAAATCGGAATGAAAAACGCTAACGGATACCCGCAAAGCGTTGATTATTTTATACCAACGGGAAAGTATGCCGGGTTATTTATACAGGCATACGGCGAAAAGCCCCAAACAATACAAATCGTTTTCCCGGACGACGACCCGGCGAAAGTATGCAACGAACGGTACGAATACCGGGACGACGACGGACGATTGATTGCGGCGGGCGACGGCGAAACGTTCCAAGTATGGGACGGCAAAAAGTACGAAACGTTGACAACAGAAAAGTACCCAAATTTGATGCAATCCATTACGAAGCGTTACCCCAACAAGAAAAGCAAACAGGACGGACACGACGGTTGGGAAATTACGTTGACGTTGAATTTTATTGTACCGTTGGTACGTGGCGTTGCCGGGGTATGGCAGTTCGCAACAAAGGGTACGGCGTCCACAATCCCGCAAATACGGGAAACATTCGACGGTATGTTGGCGGAACGTGGATTTTGTAAGGGCGTTATATTTGATTTGAATGTACAATTTGCGACAACCCAAAAGCCGGGCGACCGTTCCCGCTTTCCGGTTGTTTCGTTGGTTCCCAATGAGAGTGCCGACAACGTATTGAAAGTACGCAAGGCATGGGAACCCGTTAAACAGTTGGAGGGCGGCGAATAATGGCGGATACTATCAGACGAACCAAAAGGACGGGCAATTTTACGACCGTCCGCAACGAATATTTACAGGACGTAAATTTGAGTTGGAAAGCAAAGGGATTGATAACGTATATTATGAGTTTGCCCCCGGATTGGCAATTGAATTTGTCCGACCTAAAAAAGCGGTCAAAGGACGGACGGGACGCAACCGCCGCCGGATTGCGTGAATTGATAACGAACGGATATTGCCAACGTTGCAAAGTTCGTGGCGACGGCGGAACATTTGTTGGGTGCGATTACGAGGTTAGCGATATTAAAGAGTTTGAACCGGAACAACCACAAACGGAAAACCCGTTTATGGATACGCCACAAACGGAAAATCCGGTTGCGGTTAATCCCGAAACGGAAAAACCCGATACGGGAAAGCCGACACTAATAAATACTAATCCAAGTAATAAAACAGATATACCAAATACTAATCCAAGTAAACCCGCCAACGGGGTTGTCGGGGATTTGTTCCCGGACGAAAAAGGGGTTGACGATAAGGATAAAAAAAGAACGTCTATATTTCGTAATTCCGAGGTTTACAAATTGGTTAAGTTTTCGCCCGACGGTAACAATGATTATTCCGAGTTTGAAAAACTGTTTGCGACGCCGGAATTTGAACGGGTCGATTTAGTTTATTATTTCCATACGGTCGCCGATTGGTCGGAAACCAAACAGGGCGTAAAGAGAACCCGGACGGGTTGGATTGCCACGGTACGCAATTTCATTCGTGGCGATGTGGAAAAGAAAAAGTTGCATTTGAAACCGGAATACCAAGCCCCGCAAAAGAAATTAGACGTTGCGGGCGCAATGGAATTTCTTAATAACGATTATTAGTATATGGAAAATTTGCCGGAAAAAGTAAATACGCAATCCGTGGCGTTGGCTATATATAACCCAACGCCCGGTACAAAAGCAATCGACATACGCCGACAAATGGTGCAATTACCGGAGGTTGCCAAATCGTTATCCGGGGTCGAAAAATACATTTTTGCCGCCTCAACGAAAACGCAGATTGCCGAAATTGACGACGCCACGTTGGTTGCCAAAACCGGGCAAATGTTCCGTTTTATTGCTTTGGACGTCGGGTATATTATCCCGACCAATACGGACGATTGGGCGTACATTTGTACCCGGTTGTTGGATATACTCAAAAAATACTATTCGCAAATGACATTGGCGGATATTAAGTTGGCATTTGAGTTGGCAACGACCGGGGAATTGGACGATTATTTGCCAAAAGACAGGAACGGACAACCGGATAAAGCGCATTACCAACAATTTAACGCCGATTATTTCGCAAAGATTTTGAACGCATACAGGCGAAAACAAAACGGGGTTATTCATAAGGCATACCAAGCGTTGCCGGAACCGAAAAAGGAATTAACCCCGGAGCAAAAACGGTATTATCATAACGACATAGAAAGCCGTAACCGTTTGGCATTTTTGCAATATAAATATACCGGGCGGGTTGACTTTGGTATTGCCGGGGAAATGTTCGTTTACGATTGGTTGGTTAAGGTTGGATTGGCGGATACTGTAAAGGAAACCGAGGACGACCGCCGGGAGGCGTTGGGGCGTTTTTTAGCCCGTGCCGCCCGTGGGTTCGTGAATGAATTTACGATTTACCATGTTCGTAAGGACGGAACCAAAAGCAAAGAAATTGATTATACGGCGTTTGAAGTTGCCCGCCGCAAAGAGATAATAAAAGCGTTCGACCGCATGATTGCGGACGAATTGCAAGTTGATAATTATTTGAATTTTTGGAAATGAACAAAATAACGATTGATTGTATTATTGGCATTGACCCCGGAAAAACCGGGGGGATTGCTGTTTGGCGTCCGAACCATAAAACCGAGGTTATCAAAATGCCGGGCGACCTTATGGAGTTGAAAGAATGGTTTGAATACATGAAAAGTATTTGCCGCCCGTTGGTATTCGTCGAAAAGGTACAATTGCGCCCGGACGACGTGAACGACAACCCCGGCAAAGCCTTTCGAGTGCAAAAACTGTTATCGGAGTTTGAGAAACTGAAAACAATAATTGCCATGTGCGACGTACCGTTTGTTTTGGTACACCCCCAAAAGTGGCAAAATGAATTGAAATTGCGAGTTAAAGGGGAGGAAAAACCACAACGAAAAAAGCGATACCAACGAGCCGCCGCCGATTATTACCCGGACGTTAAGGCGACATTGTGGAACGCCGATGCGCTTATGATTTTACACTTTGGACGATACATTTTGCATAACAACCCCCGTTGGGTTTTGGAAAATTTACCCGCCCCAATGCACAATCGTTTATTTTAAGCCCATACACGGCTTTAATTTCCCAAATGGTTAAGAGTATGGCAGACGATAACAAAGCCCCGCAAATCGAAAATGCCGAAAAAATAACGGCAAAAGAGTTGGCGGAAATGGTAAAGCAGATGCGGCACAACCAACGACGTTGCCAACGGAACCCAACCCCGGAAAAGTTGGCAACGTTGGAGCGTTGGGAAAAGGAGGTTGACGCCGTGGTTGCGGTTCTGACAGATACACAAATGAAATTATTTTGATATGGACGAAATGGATTATATCTATTTAGGCGACCGATTGACCCGCCCGGAATTGCGACGTATGCCGTGCCGGGCGGTTCGTCGTTTGAATGGCAAATGTATTCGGGGACGCAATGGCAATATGTTAGTTGAGTTTCCCGGAATTGGTAAGGTTGTTATTTTGGGTCGATTATTGCGAAAACTTAAAAAATAAAAGAAAAAAGTTTTGGTAATTAAAATAATATACGTAGATTTGCGGCATGAAATAACAACGACCGGGCGTTTTCCCGGTAACGCTAAATACATAAAGCAATGAGAGCAATTAAAATTTATTCTAAAAAAGTCGATAAATGCGCCGACGGTCGTAAATGTACCCCGTATTATCATGCTATTTGGTTTCATGGTAATATATTGTTTCGCAAGGGTTTTATAAAACCGTGGTTTAATATCACAGATGCGGCGTTTCATTTTTTAGGTTTTAGATTTACAAAGGGAATAATAACAAAGTAGTAACCGCCGGGGGCAACCCCGGCATAAAAAGAGCGATAAAATGATTATAAAAAAGTTAGAATTGTCGAATTTCCAAGTAATTAAGGAGTTCAACGCAGATTTTGAGGGTAATGTATATTTCATTACCGGGGACAATGAGTTGGGAAAATCAACGCTATTAAAGGCAATCGGGGCGTTATTGACCGGGAACCGGGACGCCGTGTTGCGCAATGGCGAGGAAAAAGGGTTTGCAAAAATGGTTGTAGGCGACGACGGCGAGGAATACGACGTTGAATTGCGATTTACCAAAGCCAACCCACGGGGTACGTTATCAATCAAACAGAAAACAACCGGGATGCGGTCGGATAATGTAAGTATGTTACAAAAGGTTTTCGGATATACAGATTTTGACGCCGTGGAGTTTTCCCGTTGGTCGGAAACCGCCGAGGGTCGCCGCAAGCAAGTTGAGTACGTGCGGGCGTTGTTGCCGGAAAATGTGCAAAAGCGTATCGCCGAGATTGACGCCGAGGTTACGACCGTTAAGGACAAACGCAAAGAGGCAAACGCCGAGGTTAAGACGTACACGACCATTTGCGCCGCCGCCGAAAAACAGTTGAAGCCGGGCGACGCCAAAACGTATGCCGAAAAAATAGACATTGCCGACTTAATGGAGGAACAAAACGAGAACGCCCGGTTGATTGAAAAAGCAAAAACCGTGCGTACCGCTTTGCAAACCCGGACGGAACAATTGGAGGCAATCCCCGGTCGTATCAAAGCCGCCGAGGAAACAAAGAAAGCCGAAATTGCCGCCGCCGACAAATCCGCCACAGATGCGCAAGCGGAATACGACCGGATTGTTGCTGAGGCAAAAAAGGCTTTGGACGCCGCAAAAAAACAAAGCAAAGCGGATGCAAAAGCCGCCGCCGACAAATACGACGAAACGTTGGCGCAAATTGAAACCGACAAAGCCGATTACGAAACCCGTAAGAATAACGCCGCCGCATGGTTGGCGAAATACGAGGAAAACAACCCGGAAAAATTAGATACAGCGGAACGCCTCAAACAAGCCGAGGAACACAACAAAATTAATGCTTTGGTTGTGGACTATGTGGCAAAGAAAAAGCAAAAGGACGCCGCCGAAAAGGTCGCCCAAACCCACGAAAAAAAGTTGTCGGATTTACTCAAAGAACGGGAAACCCTTATTGCAAAATCGGAATTGCCGATTGCCGGGTTGACATTCACGGACGACGGGTTGGAATTAAACGGCGTGCCGTTCGTTGCCGGGAAAGTATCGGATAGTCAAATTATGGAGGTTGCCGCAAAACTTATCATTGCAAGCAATCCGACCGTTAAAGTATTCCGTATTGCGAGGGGCGAAAGTTTGGGCGCAAAACGTCTGCAATCCCTTATCGAATTAGCCCGCAAAGAGGGTTATCAAGGCTTTATTGAGGAAGTCAAACGAGGACAGGACGATTTAATTATTGAAGAATACAGCGAAAACGAATAATCAACCGGGGGCGGGGTTCCCCGTCCCCCTTAATACAACAATAACAATGGCATATACATTGAACGAAAATTTGAAGCGTTGGGCGGAACAATACGAAACCGCCGAGTTCGTAAAAAACGACCCGGTACAAATTCCACGCCGTTACGATAGTCGTGTAAATATTGAAATATCCGCTTTTGTTACGGCGTGGATTGCATGGGGCAACCGCAAGCAGATTATCAAAAAGGCGGATTTTATCGACCGGGAAATTTTCCACGGTGCGCCGTATCATTACATTGTCGGAACCGATACACAGGGAGCCGCCCCGGAATGGCGACAATATAAAGACAGCCCCGAAAGTTTTTACCGAACGTTTACGTTTGCCGATTTCCACGACCTTTGCGCCCGGTTGTATGATGTGTACACGTCGGCGGAAAGTATGGAGGCGGCAATAAAGAAAACCCACGAAACAAACGGCGAAACTGCATTGTCAACGTTACAATCGTTATTCGGTTCCGTTAACGGTATCCCGGATTTTGAAACCCAATCAGCGTGCAAACGGTTGTGTCTGTTTTTGCGTTGGATGTGCCGCAAGGGTTCCCCGGTTGACTTTGGATTGTGGGACGTATGGGAACCCCGTAATTTGATTATTCCATTGGATACCCACGTACATAAACAGGCAATCCGATTGGGATTAACGACACGCCGGACGCCGGATTTGCGCACCGCAATTGAGATAACCGACCGTTTCGCCGAGATATTCCCGGACGACCCGACCAAAGGGGATTTTGCGTTGTTCGGTTACGGGGTCAACAAAGGAACCGCCGCCGGGATAAACGATATTGCCGAGGCAACAACCAAATTATCCGAGGCAACGAAAAAGGGAACCAAAGCCCAAAAGAAAGTCAACGAAGCAATCGCCGCCGCCGTTCCAACCCCGGTTGCGGATTTGAGTATTGCGGACGTTCTGAAAATGCCGTTGTTCTTTGACAATGTGAAAACTCAATTAACGAGCCTTTGGAACGACCGGGAAACCGCCCGCAAAAAAGCCGCAAAGGATAACCAACGATTGAAAGCGCACGTTATCGACCGTATGCACAACGCCGGGGATTGGGAGCCGGGAAAATTCGTTGTTATTTTCGCAACGATATTGGATAAAGTGGCAACCGGGTATTCGTCAAACGAACGGGAATTTATCCGGGCGGTTGGAATGACAGCGTTTAATATTACCATGCAAAAGTTAATCGACGATGAAAAAAAGAGAGATAACAGCGACGGGAACGATAAACAATAACGGCGGGTTGGCAATGTACATGGGGGAATTAAACGAGTTTTTCAAAGGTTGGAAAGGTTCCCGCATTATTGCCCGGTTTATTGTAGCGTCGCCCGGTTCGTCCGAGGCTTTGAAAGGGTATTATTTTAATTACGTTGTGCCGACGTTTAAGCACGCAATTTGGGAGGCGGGCGAACGTCTGACAGAGGAACAAACCGAACGACGTTTGCGGGAATTTTCCCCGGTTATGTACGTCGAACGGGTCGATACGGAAACGGGGGAATATACCCACGAATTGCGCACCGTTGCGGACTTATCGAACGCCGAGTTAATCGAACATATCGAAACACTCAAACAGATAGCCGCCGAGGAATATAACACGTATATTGACGACCCCCGAACGTTGTAACTATGTTTTGCAAATGCGGCGGCAAACGCAAGGACTACCCGTTGACGGGTTGGCGGGTTATACGGTCGAAATATACCCCGTACCGTTGGAGCCGTATTTATTGCCTCAACTGCAAATGTACATGGGTTACAGGTGCGGGATATGTAGAACAAACGCCTGAACAAAACGGGCAACAAAAACTTTTCAAGAATGGCGAATTTGACAGATAGCGACCTAATGCCGCAAGGCAAATTTAAGGGTCAAGCAATGGAAAACGTACCGTATTGGCATTTGCTTTGGTTAGCCGACCAACCGTTTTGCCGTAAGGACGTAAAACAGTACGTCGAGGAAAACCGGGACGTATTGGAGTTAGAGAAAAAGCGGGATAAATTCCGCAACGAAAACGAGTAATAACAATTTAACAGTAACGAGAGTATGAAATTTGAATTAAAAGACATTTGTTTTTTCGATTGCGAAACAACCGGAGTACCCGCAAAGGGTTTGAAATGGGATGCGGATTTTAACCAATTCCCGCACGTTGTACAATTGGGTTGGGCGTTTGGAGATAAAGAACGTTGTTTTATTATCAAACCGGATAATTACGAGATACCGCCGGAAACAACCGCCATACATGGTATAACGACCGAACGGGCAATTGCCGAGGGCGTACCGTTTGCCGAGGTTATCGACGAATTTTTGGCAGATGCCGCCGCCGCCCCGCTTGTATGTGCGCACAACATTTATTTTGATACGTCGATGTTAAAAGCAAACATTTTGCGCTATTGTGGCAAAGAATATTACGACGCCCGGTGCGAGGACGCATTGCACAAAGGAAAACGCATTGATACAATGATGAAAACAATTAAATTTGTCGGCGCATTGTATCAGAATGGCAGACCGGGGAAATTTCCCAAATTGGAAGAATTGTTTGCAAAATTGTTCCCCGGCGAAACATTCCCGGCGCATGACGCATTACAGGACGTTAAGGCATTGCGCCGATGCGTCCCGGAATTGGTCGAATTAGGGATTATTGAGTTGCAACAAAAGGAATACCCGGCGGAACAACTCAAAGCGAAATTTGAGCCGGAAAAGCCCCAAAACGGGGGTATTGAGTTTAACGACCCGAACCCCGTAACGGAACCAATCGGAACCGGGAACCCGAAACAGGAACCGGAGCCAATCCCGGAGCCTCAACGCCCGGCGGTCGCCCGGAATAAAACGACAAAGGATTTGTTGGACGAAAGCGAATTTTAAGATTATGGCAAAGCGAACAAAAGACGAATTTACACGGGATTGGATAATTGAAAATTCAATTGACGTGTTGAGCCAATACGAAAACGGTACATTGACGATACGTGCGTTGCATTATCAGTTAGTAAGCCGGGGAATGACAAACACGTTACAGCATTACAAACGTGTTGTCGCCGCAATGGAGGTCGCCCGGTGGGACGGTCGGGTTGATTTTGAAGCGTTCAGCGACCGAGATAGGGCAATGTGTGGAACGACAAAAGCCACGGAAACCGTATTGGAGGACAAACAGGACGAAGCCAAACGACAGGTCGGATTATGGATGCGTTCGTATGGCAAAAATCGTTGGGAAAACCAACCGTATTACCCGGAAATTCTTATTGAGAAAAAAGCGTTGGAGGGCGTTTTTGCGAAACCGTGTGCCAAATGGGACGTTGCGGTTGGAGCGTGCAAGGGTTATCCGTCGTTAACGTTCTTATATGAATTGTCCGAGCGTTTACGGGACGCCCAAAGCGAGGGCAAAAAGCCGATTATATTATATTTCGGCGATTACGACCCGTCCGGCGAGGACATACCCCGGTCGATTGGGGAAAACTTGCAAAAGTTCGGCGTTTATGATGTGGAAATACGCCGTATTGCCTTAATGGAACAACAGGTTATCGAATGGAAATTGCCGCCCGCCCCGGCAAAGGAAACAGACAGCCGGACGGCAAATTGGGACGGATTGGGACAGGTTGAGTTAGACGCCGTAAAACCGGAAAAATTAATTTCCATGTTGAACGATGCGGTTAACGAGATATTCGACCAAGATTTGTACGACGAATTGATTACACAGGAAACCGAGGAACGGGAATTGTTCCAAGCCGAGTTAAAACGATACGTCGAAAACGATTTATAAAACCGAGCCGGGCGGGTTCCGGCAACAAATAATCATATAGATATGAGTGAAAAAGAAAAAAACGCAAACGTAATGTTGATACCGACCGAAAAGGCGTTTGCATTGTCGAAAGTCAAGACGTTAAAGGACGGCGGGTTGGACGTCCATTATGAAGTTACCGAAACCGTCGGTAATGAGAGTTACACGAACAAATACCACGTCGAAAGCGCAAAGGATATACACCCGGATTTGCGCAATTGCTTTGACAGGTTGCGCCCAATTATGGGGCGTATTTTCAACATAACGTCGTTTTTGTCCCTTATGGAAACGCCGGATATGAAAGCCAACCAAAAGCAAAAAGACGCCGCCCGTGATTTTGCGGACGAAATGTTGAAAAACATTGAGGTTCGGGGCGTGTCCCTTTCCGGTCAAGACGATAACGTTGGTTGTGTTCTTACGGGATTGTTCACGGTATCCAATAACCAAAAGACGGCGATAAATTCGCCCCGTCTGAAATTCAATACCGAAACGTTCGGTTTTGAGGAAGAATTAGAGGAAATTATAGGGGACATTGAAAACGAGGTTTACGCCTTTCTTTTCAAAGGTAAAAAGGCGCAATTGGAGTTGTTCGGAGCCGACGGGGAAGCCGCACCGGGATTGGATAACGCACCGGGCGACCCCGGATTGTTCCCGGAGGTTGGCGACCCGGCAAACGAGGGCGACGACGATACGGACAATATGTAACGCATGGAGCCGATATTGTTAACAGACCGGGAGGAATACCAATTTGTAACCGATAGGGGGTTTTGCCCCCTATTGGATTACAAGCGGTTTACAATGGATATTCGTTTGCGGGTCGAAATACAACGGGAATTGTTCGGACATTGCGTTTTTGGTCGTGGCAACATACCGCAAGCCAATGAACGTTTTTTTAGGTGGGTTTGGGACAATAAGCCGCACCAATGCGAGGAAACATTGCGCCCGTTGCCGAGTTATTCCGCCGTATATTGTTCGCATATCCTAACAAGGGGTTCGCACCCGGAAATAGCACATGACCCCCGCAATATCAATATCCTTTGTTTTGAGATGCACAACCGTTGGGAAAATGGCGACCGGGAACGTATGCGGATTTATCCGGCAAATATGCGGCTTATTGAGTTAATGAAAACAGAGTATCAACAATTACAAATCCGGTAAATGAGAACAAAAAAGAGAACAACCGATTTTGGGGCAATTTCCCGGTCGTCAGTTAAACGAGATTTCAAAAGGGTACAAACATACCCCGCCGAGGAAAAAACCCCGCAAATCGAAGAAATGCCGAAAATAAATGCCGAACGTCGTATTATTCATATATCCGAAACAAGCGGATACGCCAAATTTGCCCGGTACATTGTCGGCAAATTGGTACGACTGAAAGAAAAAGCGAATATTGGCGGCAATTCATGGTATTGCGAGTTTGTACACGACGACGACCGCCGGGCGTTGAATATGGCGGCGGGTTGGTCGGACAACAAACGGGAATATCTGTTTGACGGGGTTAAATTCAAAAATTAAAGATTATGAGTGTAAACAAAGTAACATTATTAGGACACACCGGGAAAGCCCCGGAATTTAAGGAGTTCGACAACGGCGGTTGTGTGGCGACATTTTCGTTGGCAACCACGAAACGAGGTTTTACCACAAAGGACGGGCGACAAATCCCGGAGCGTACCGAATGGCATAACGTAGTATTGCAAAACGGTTTGGCAGAGGTCGCCAATCAGTACGTCAAAAAGGGCGACAAACTGTATATTGAGGGGGAATTGCGAACCCGGAGTTATGACGATGCGCAAGGCGTCAAACGGTATATTACCGAGATTGTCGCAACCGATATGGAAATGTTGACACCGAAAGCGACCGGAGCCGGGACGCAAGCCCCGCCGCCGCCCGTTGCGGATGCACCCGCCCCCGACGGAACCGACGATTTACCATTTTAACCGTTGGCAATATGGGAGCGATAAACGGACGGGTTATTTATAGCCCAAAGGGTAAAGCCGGAGAATATGCCGAGAACGCCGCCAATTTTTACGTTGGTTGTTCAAACGGTTGTACGTACTGTTATTTGCGCAAAGGTCGTGGCGCAAAAGTGTTGGGAGGCAATCGCCCGGAGTTGAAAAAAACGTTGAGAGAGTACCCGTATGCGTTGGATATATTCAAAAACGAGTTATTAAAGCATAAGGACGAATTGCAGAAAACCGGGTTGTTCTTTTCATTTACGACCGACCCGTTGTTGCCGGAAACGCAAAGGTTGACCCGTCAAGCGGTCGGCGTATGCCAACGGCACGGCGTCCCGGTTAAGATATTGAGCAAATGCGCCGAGGGTATAAACCTTTTTGTTGACTTTGCCGAGGCGTCCGAGGGTTGGGACGTATCCCGCATTGCCATTGGTTCCACGTTGACCGGGTGCGACGAATTGGAGCCAAACGCAAGCCCAAACAAAATGCGGATAAACGCATTGGCACGGGCGAAACGCCACGGGTTCCGTACCTTTGCGAGTGTGGAACCAATCCCGCCGGGAATGTTTGACCGGGCGTATTCTGTAATTGCGTTGTCGTATCCCTTTGTTGACCTTTTCAAAATCGGATTACAAAGCGGTTGCCGATATACCAAGCGGGATACGTTGGCGTTCTATCAAACCGTAACGGAATATTGGGAGGCGCACCCAAAGAGTACGCCCCGGATATATTGGAAAGATAGTTTTGTAAAGGCGTCCGGGATTGAACGGGAATTGTTGCCCGTCCATTGCGTCCCGGCAAATTGGGATTTGTTTAACGAAAACAGGAACGAAAATGCAGTTTAATAGTAAAGATTATAACCCCGCCCAACACGACCGTTGGCGGGCATTAACCGTAAAAAATCCGTATGCAACACAGTTGGTAACGGCGGCGTTTGAGGACAACGGGATTATTTACGCCGAAAAGTCGATTGAAGTACGAAGCAAAAACACAACGTACCGGGGCGACCTTTTAATTTGTTCGTCCAAAAACCCGGATTTGCCCGGATATGAAAACGGCGTTACGTTGGGGTTGGTCGAATTATACGATATTAAGCCCGTCGCCAATTTTACCCCGTATGATTGGGAGCAAACCCGAATACCCCCGGAAAAGCGCAAGGCGATAACAAAGGGGTACGGGTGGTTGATGCGGAACCCCCGCCGGGTTATCGAATTTCCCGTTAAGGGGCAATTGGGGATTTACAATTTGGTTTATACCAAAGATTGCATATTGCCGTACCCCGTGGCAATGGTTATGGATAAAGAGGGTTACGAAATGACAAAGGAGGCAAAAAAATGAAAGATGCAAAAAAGTACAAAGTAATTGTAACAGGCGAAAAAATACGGGGAACCGTTATTGATAGCCACGGAACCGTAAAAGATATAAAGACGGGTAAATGTTATTATTGCAACGAAGTAGAACACAAAGAACGTCGCCACATGGTACAAATTGGGTTCCATATATGGCGGTTCGGTTTTTATCTGTTTGCCCGTGAATATCTGAAATACAATAGTTGGTTTGTCGTTCCCGGCGTTTCCGTCGATGCGGTCAACGGTTACGACCGTTACGTTGACGTTGAATTGAAATTGTTGTTTATTGGCGTGGGTATCCGGTTTATTTGGATAAAACGCAAAAATAAAAGATAATTCTTTTGGTAGTTAAGGAAATGTTTATACCTTTGCAATCACAACGGGGAACAATTCCCCAAACGCCCGGGCGTTTTCCCGGTATCCAAATTCATTTTTATATGAAAGTATTTAAGTATTTGTTGCCTATTGTGGCAATGTTGTTAATTGGGACGTCTTGTAACAGGGACGACGACAACGAACCAACGGTTGACCCGCCAATTGAGGTTACATTGCGAACCTTTATTGTAGAATTAGAGGACACGCCGGAAACGTACAAAATTGGTATTGATTACATGGAGCAATTAAGCCGAATGTTTACCGACGCCAAAATTAGTTTTGATTTCAAAACGACGATTACGGCAAAGGTTCCCGAAAAGGACGTTGAACGGTTTTTGGAAATTGTCAACAATTCCAAATACATTGTAAGCGTAACAGAAGTTTAATTTTAATCGCTGGGGGTTCGCCCCCGGTTTTAATCTTTGAATATGGAAAAGGAAACGAGAACGGAAACAATAAGCACGGTAACGGCGGGAATGTTACAGATAAACGCCCCCCGCTTTGATTGCGAGATTGTGGAATTGGGGGTTGCCGGGAATGGGAAAGCCCGCATAACAATTGGCGGAACCGCCGAGAATATAACCGCATTATTCGACTATGTAAACGAGGCGGCGGAATGAGAGTAAAGCAACCGGAACAATTTAACCCGGAACGGGAATACAAGCCCGGCGAACGTGCCGTTGTAAATGGTACGGTTTTAGTTGCCGAGTTATGGACGCCCGCCGCACAAAGATTGGCAGACAATCCCCGGACGTTATTTTGCCAACGTTGCGTCCGTTGTAAGATTGGGAAAGATGTTTGCACCGGGGCAAATCTGAAATGTGATAAATACAGCCGTACCGACCGGAAAACGATTTTTTGGCAGTTGGCTTATCCAAAGAGTAACGCAGTAAAAACGATTAGAAAAAAGAGCGATGAAAGTAATTTATAAATATCAACTATCCGATTGGTCGGAAACAATAAAAATGCCGAAAGATGCCGAGATTTTAACGGCACATTTACAGGGGGAAAATACCTATATTTGGGCAATGGTTGAAACCGATAACCCAACCGAGGAACGAACGTTTGCCATTATTGGCACGGGCAATCCAATTAAATACATTGGGGAATATAAATACATAAACACTATTTTTCAAGGTGCGTATGTATGGCATATATTTGAAATTAAGTAACCATTAAAAAGTTAGAGCGATGAACAAACAAATTTTATCCCCGTTCGATTGCGATTTGTGCGCAATGGTCGAGGACTTAACAGGCAACCCGATTGACGTAAAACCCCAATCGGATTATTTCGTTTTGAGTTGGGAGCAATGCCCGTGCGACCGTACCAACCCGGAGGGGCAAAAAGCCGAGGCAATCAAACAAGCCGTTAACGGTCGATTGGGAACCCGTGCGATTGCATGGGAATATAAAGACGGTCGTCAATCTGTTACGGTTGAGTACGACCCGACCGAGTACCCGGAGGAAATACGCACCCGTTTAACCGACCCGGATTTTACAGCCGGGCAAAAGTATTGCCGTACTTTGTTGGAGGTTGACGCAATCCAAGTTTGCCGGGACAATGTGGAAACCCTTGTTAAATTTACAGGCGGCGGAACAATGACAACGCCGAGAACCCCGGACGGTATCGCCGTATATTCATTCCCGGACGGCAACGGCATATTCATTGACGCCCCGGAAAAATGGTACATTGTCCGGGAACCGAACGGACGATTGACCGCCCGCCCGGAACGTGAATTTAACCGGGAATTTGAACCCAAAGGAATACGCACCGTTGGAAATTACGACGGTAAACCCGCCCGCCCGTCGATTACTGAAATTGTCGATTTGTTCAATGAGTTGTTCGGAACCAATATTGCGTCCCGTTGTCGTAAAATTGAGGAAGAATTTAACGAATACAAAGGAGCGGTAAAACACGCAATGCCAACATACGACGACCCCGGACGCATGAATGCCGTAATTGATGAATTGGCAGACCTTAACGCCGTTGTATTTCATTCCGCTGCAATATTAGGCATACCACAACGGGAATTGTTGGAAATGGCATACGACAAAGTAAAAGGACGCCAAACAAACCCAATGTATAAACGTGCTTATAATTGCGGACATTGCCGCAACTTTATGAATGAGGATGCCGACGGCAACGGGCATTGTTCCGTGCATAATTGGGGTATAACCTATTTTTCCCCGGTAAACGAATGTGCAGATTTCAAACCATTAAAATAATTTAGAGCGATGAAAGAAAAGAGTTTTGCAAAAGAGTTGGCGGAATTGATTAACCGCCATAGTATCGACGCCAAATTTGAAACGGCGGACGACATTTTGGCAACCGTGGCGATTGATGCGTTGAACGCATACGCCAAAGCCAAACAGACACAGGAACGCAGAAACAACCCGGAAACCGACGATTGCGATTGCCCGGCGTGTCAAATGCGCCGAGCGTTGGAGGCAAAGAAAGCCGCCCGCCCGGAACCCGGCGGGGAATACAAGAAACCGGAGGCGTTCGACGTTCCAAAGGAGGTGCAAGCAATGGCGGAATTTTTCGGCGAAATTTTCCCCGGAACAACGGTTGAAATACACAGGGTCGAAATGCCACGGCGCAACCCACGGGATAAACGCCGGGGAAAGAACAAACGCAACGGGGGAAACAATGGGAAAAGGTAATTTGCCCGGATGCGCCCCGGATAACAGACGACCGGAAAAGCGGTGCGAAACGTGCCGATATTTCAACCCGCAATTCCCGGTCAATGGAAACCCCGCCCCGGTATGTTTGGCGATAAAGCAGATAAAAGGGGGGACGGAATACAAAAACCCCCGTGGAACCCAACCGCATTTTCGTTGCTCAAACGGGAAATACGAAAGTCGGTATTGATAGGCATAAAAGCCCCGGAACAAACACCGGGGTTTTGCCGTTTATATACATGAAAGGACAAACCGTTGGCAATGTATCGAAAAAGCCGTAAATTTGCCCCGTGGTTAAGAGATAACCGCCGAGATATACAAAGTATCGGATAAGACAATAAAGCCTCTTAAAATGGAAATTCCCCGCAAATAACTTGTAAAGGGTAAACACGTTTTAAGGAGGGCGGGGGACAAAAGAACACAGAGAGCCGGAAAGCCGAAAACGTCAAAGGGGACAAAAGAACCAAAGGACACAAAAGGCATAAAGCGCAAAGGGTTAATTTTTACCCCGTTTGAACATTAAAAGAGGTTGAACAATGGAAAAATTGAACACGGGTAATAAGAGCCGGAAACCCGCCGGATATAACAAGCGAACCGAGGAACAACGGGATTACGATATTGCGTTTTGTTCCAATCTTTTCTTACGTGGTTACACGTACCGGGAAATTGTGGCGGCTTTGAACGCAGATTTAGCCAAACGAAATACAGGTTATACAATTTCGTTGGCAATGGTTTATTACGATTTACAACAATGCCTTATCGAATGGAAGCGGGAACGGTTGGATAATATCGACGAATACGTTACACAGGAATTGCGCAAGTTGGATGCAATGGAGGTGCAGGCGTGGGAGGCGTGGGAGGCGTCCAAAACCGGAAAGCAACGAACCAAAGAGAAAACCAACCGGGGGCGTCCAATCAAAACAGATGCGACCGATACCGATCCGGAATATTACGGGTATGATGAAACAACGGTTGAAACGTCGGCGGGCAATCCCCGCTTTTTGGATTTATTGTTGAACATTCAGCAACGACGGGCAAAAATGTTAGGGTTCGACGCCCCGGTTAAAATAGAGATACCCGGATACAATGCCGGAACCGAGGACAACAAACCCAAATACGATGCAACCGTTATTCCAAAGGATTTATTGTTTGCCGTCGCCGACAAATTACAATCCGCCGAATATGCAAAGGTTATGGCAGAGAAAGGAGGGGCGCAATAATGGCAAAGAGAACCGCACTCGCAACCCGTCCGGGACAAAAGCAACCGGAATGGACGAAACATATTTGCGACGACTGTAAACACGCCCGTTGGGTCGAAACGCACCAAAATAAGGATTGGGAGGGGAAATATATTTGCCTTACGTGTCCGTTTGAACAATGGCATATAATCCGAGGGCGTCAAGCGTGCGCAAAGTTTGAACCAAAACCAAAGGAGGGGCAACAATGACAAACGACGAAATGTTGGCAATGTATAAAGCCATAAGCGAGAACCCCGGCGAAATAGTCAAGGAAGCCGCCCGCAATCGGTTAATCAACTTTTCCCGGTATATGCAACCGGATATGGTATTGGAGCCGTTCCACGTCGTATATTATACGTTGTTGGATATGTTCGCACACGGGTTAATACGTAAAATGATTGTTCAGCAACCCCCGCAACATGGCAAATCGGAGGGGTCAAGCCGTAAATTACCCGCATTTATGGAGGGGTTAAACCCGGACTTAAAAATTGTAATTGGGTCGTATGCGGCGACAATCGCACGGGATTTCAACCGGGACGTTCAACGAATAATCGACACGCCCCGGTATCGTGAATTATTCCCCGGTACATACCTTAACGGGTCGAACGTTGTAACAATGGCGAATACCTATTTGCGCAATAGTGATGTTATCGAAATGGTCGGGCGTAAGGGGTCGTTGCGTGTCGTTGGTCGTGGCGGTTCGCTTACGTCTAAAACCGTGGACGTATCCATATTGGACGACGTGTATAAGGATTACGCCGAGGGTAACAGCCCAATAGTACGGGCGGCGGCGTGGAAATGGTACACAACCGTTGTACGTACCCGTCTGCATAACAATTCGCAAGAATTGATTGTATTTACCCGTTGGCACGACGACGATTTGATAGGACGCATTGAGAAAAGCGGGGAAATAATCATTGATATAACGTGTTGGGCGGATTTACAGAACATACCCCCCGGCGCATGGGTTCGCATAAACTTTGAAGCAATCAAAACAGGGGAACCGACCGAGATAGACCCACGGGAACCGGGGGCGGCTTTATGGGAGGGGCGACACAGTAAACTAAAATTGGAGGGGCAAAAGGCATTAGACCCCGTACAATTTCAGTGCTTATATCAGGGCAACCCCGGAAGTGCCGAGGGTCGATTGTACCAACCTTTCAAAACGTGGGTTGAAAAATCCGATTACGGCACGTATATTCGTTCCGGTGCATACATAGACGTTGCCGACGAGGGCGACGACCTTTTGTTTGCCGCAACGTATGACGTGTACAAATCGCCCAATCTGTTTTTCAACGAACAAACAAAGCGTATGGAGCCGATATTGTATGCGCTTATTACCGATATGGAAATGACGGACGAAAACACGGACGTAACAACCGTAACCGTCCCGGCAATGGTAAACAGGAACGGCACGCAAAAAGTATGGGTTGAGAGTAACAACGGCGGTGCGGGTTACGAAAAGGTTATTAAAAAGAAAGTGCGGGCAATGACAGACCCGTTTTATCAAGGCGGCAACAAAGAAAGCCGGATAATAACAGCGTCGGCAATGGTAAACCAATGTATTATTATGCCGTTCGGTTGGGAAACGAGATACAAAGCCGTGTACGACCATGTAACCGGATTTTTGCGCAAGTTCGATGCGAACACGCACGACGACCCGGAGGACGGATTGACCGGGATATACGAAAAGGAAATTGCCGACGGTAATATACAGCCATACGCACACGCCAACCGAGGCGTAAAGCGTCGCAATTAGCAATATTTTTGGGATATGCAAGTTTATAACTGAAAAAGTTTATAACTTTGTAGCCGAAACAAAGGGGGTAAAGGGTAAACCCCCGGAGATAGTAACATAAGTTTTTAACGTTAAAAAAATTAAGATTATGCCAATTTGTAAATGTCCAGCGGCGGCGGCTTTGCCCGATGTACCCGCCATTGTTTGCGCCGAAAGTTTCGGGCAAATTCAAAAGGTAGCGTTTCAACGTCTGACAAAGGCGGACGGAACCAAAAACAGTTTTACGAGTGAAGCGGCAATAACATTGCTTGCGTCGTGGACGCCGAAAATGACGGCGGCGGACGGAACCAAAATTGTTGTTTCCCCGTATATCCAAGCCCCAACCGCCGAGGCGGGAGCCGCCCGCACCTTTGGAGGTGGTAACGAAACGTTGGGAGGCGTTGAGGAAATTATAGGGCGTGAACCAACCCCGTTTACCGGAGTTATCCGCAAAGCCCCACAGGAAGTAATAAAAGCATTAAAGGAAATGCAATGCGAAAGTTGGGGCGACAATTTGGGTATTTTCCTTTTCGACGAAAACGGCGCAATCGGAGCGATTAAGGACGCCACAACCGACGGGACGTATTACCCAATTCCGATACGTTCGTTGTTCATTGGCGACAAAACGTTGGGCGGATTGGAAGCCCCCGACAGCAACGCAATACAATGGTCGTTTTTGCCTAATTGGTCGGACGATTTGGCAATTATCGCACCGTCGTTTAATCCGTTGACGGACTTAAAGGCAACCGGGGCGTAATGAACGCAAAGGTTACAAAGGTTGCGTTGGAGTGTCCGACCTTAAACGTAACCGTCGATTATGAGATAAGCCACGCCGAAAGGCTTTTGCGTATGCGAAACAATGGAGGTTGGCAATTACCCGAAAAATCAACTTTTGAATTTGTCGATAATGGGATTAGACGTAAAGGAAATAAGAAAACAGATAACGGAACCACGGAAACGGGCGACGATAAATAAGGCGGTTATACACCAAAACCGTATTAAGTTTCACGCCCAAACCAACGTTACCCCGTTGATGTGTCAACCGACGACCGATTTTTTGGCATGGGTTGGCAATCTTATTCCGCACGACAAATTCAAAATATTCAAAACTCTTTTCCGTTACCCCGTTCGCACGAATGAGGTAACGGGAATTTGTTTTGATAAGTTGAGCCGTATTTTTGACGGTCGTAACCCGGCGTTCAATTATCAGTTTCAGAACACAGAGCAAAGGGACGATTGGGAGTATTACAGACAGGACGTATTAAAAGAGCCGGAAATTTGGAGTACAAAAGGTTGGGAGTATTTCAAGACGGAAATAAACAGCGTCTTAATTGTGGATATGCCGACCGAACCCAACAACGACCGTTACCCGACCCCGTATTTTTATTGGTTGCCTATTGAAAGCGTCATAACCTTTGAGGCAAATAGAACAACCGGGGTTATGGATTGGATTATTTTCAGACAGCCCGACAAACGTATTGCCGTAATTGATAACGAACGTTACCGGATATTTACCGAGGACGGCGGCGGCAATATTGGCGAATTGTTGGTTGACAACCCGCACGATTTGGGTTATTGTCCCGCCCGGTTCTTTTGGAACGAACCGTTGAACCTTAAAGAACCGGACGTTAAACAATCCCCGCTAACAAAGGAATTGGAGGCGTTGGATTGGTTTTTGTTCTTTCATGTATCGAAACGTCATTTGGATTTATACGGGGCGTATCCCATATATTCCGGGTACGAACAAAGTTGCGATTTCAGTAACGCCGAGAATGGCGACTATTGCGACGGCGGATTTTTGAAAGACAAACAAGGGTATTACAGATTAGACCAAGCCGGGTTATTGATGCGTTGCCCCAAATGCGGGGATAAGCGTATTACCGGGGCGGGTTCGTTCGTCGAAATACCCATACCGGACGGGGACAAACAACCGGATTTACGTAACCCGGTACAAATAACCACAATCGACCGTCAAAGTTTGGATTATAACGTTGAGGAAGAAAGCCGTTTGCGTGAAAACATAATAACGGCGGTTGTCGGTCAAAACGAGGAAGTAACCCAACGGGAAGCGTTCAACGAACAACAGGTTGAAGCGGCTTTTGAAAGTCAAAGCACGGTATTAAACAGGGTAAAGAAAGGATTTGAGGCGGCACAACAGTTCGTCGATGAAACGGTTTGCCGTTTGAGATATGGCAATATGTTTGTTTCTGCAAAAGTCAATTACGGAACCGAGTTTTATTTGTACGACGCAACCGAGTTGCGGAACCGATACAAAACCGCAAGGGATAGCGGCGCAAGCGAGGCGGAATTGGACGCATTGCAAAACCAACTTATCGAAACCGAGTACCGGAACAATCCAACCCAATTGCAACGTATGTTAATATTGGCAGAATTGGAGCCGTACCGCCATTTGACCCGTACCGAGGTGTTGGATTTATACGGGCGCAACTTAATTACCGAGAACGAATTGCGTATAAAACTTAACTTTGCTAACTTTGTACGCAGATTTGAACGGGAAAATACAAACATTTTGGAGTTTGGAACGCAAATACCATTCGCCAAGAAAATAGAAGTAATAACAAATAAATTTAACGATTATGCGAGTGAAAGCAGGAACCGAGGGGAAAGTTAAAGACGTCGCCATTACGGACGTTACCCCGGAAAATTACATTGTCCCCGACAATGAGAAACATTTGTATCATTGTATCATTGAGGTACGCAAATTTGATTCGGAAAGCGGCAAACGTCTTTCCGTTCCCCGTATTCAGAAGTTCGGCAAAAAGTCGTTTGACAACGGCGTTGGTTCCAATCTGAAAAAACAGGGTTACACGGTAACGATTTTGCACGACCCCGCCGATTACATGAAAGCGCAAGCCGAGGCAAACGAAAAGGCGAAAGCCGAGAAAGCCGCCGCCGCCGAAACCGCCCGTAAGGAAGCCGAGGCAAAAGCCGCCGAGGAAAACCAAAAGGCAATCGACGCCGCCGTTGAGAAAGCATTGAAAGCGCAAGCCGAGGCAAACGAAAAGGCGATTGCCAAAGCCGTTGCCGATGCGTTGACAAAAACGAAAGCCGCCGAGAAAACCGAGGCGAAAAAGTAACAGAGTATAAACACATAAATTCAAAGGGTTAGAATTATGGCATTAACAGTTGAGATATTAAAGGCAAATGCGGCGTTAGCCGGATTAACCGACGAACAATTGGCGGCGATAACCACGTTATCAGCCAATGACGAAAACAGCGTTATAGCCCAAAAGACGGGCAAAATTTACGGCGATTTGGACGCCGATATTTTGGCGGCAACGGGCGTGGCGAAAAACGGGACGGAAAAAACATACGATTATGCAAAGCGTGTGTTGTCCGAGTTCAAAACCAAAGCGGAAAGCGCAACCACGTTGCAAACCCAAATCGACGGTCTGACAAAAGAAAAGGCACGTTTGGAAAAGGCAATTGCCGACGGTGCGACGGATGCGGAAACCGCAAAGGCATTGAAGCAAGCGAAAGCCGATTTAACGGCGATTACAACACAGTTCAACGACCTAAAAACGAAATACGACCAAGCCGAACAAACCCATACAACGGAATTGTTCGGCATACGTGTTGAAACGGCATTGCAGACGGCAATCGCCGGATTGAAGTTTAAGGCGGAATTGCCGGAAAGCGCAACAAAGGTTCTATTGTCGCAAGCCGTTGACAAAATTAAGGGTATGAACCCGGAGTTTATCGACAACGGAAAGGGCGGCAAAGTATTAGTGTTTAAGGACGAAAACGGCGCAATCATGCGTAACCCGAACAATCAGTTGAACCCGTACACCCCCGGCGACCTTTTGACCCGTGAATTGGAAACAATGGGTATTTTAGACAAAGGACGTCAAGCGGGCGGCGGCGGAACGGTTCCCCCGGCGGGCGGTTCCGGCGGTGCGGGCGGCGGTACAATCGACGTATCCGGCGCAAAAACAAGGGTTGAGGCTTACGACGCAATCGCCGCCAACCTTATGTCGCAAGGATTAACGGCGGGTTCTGAAAAGTTCGACGCCGCAATGAAACAGGCATGGACGGACAACAATATTGCCGCATTGCCGGAAAAGTAAACAACACGGGTAAAGGGTTAACCCGCATTTAATAACAATAAAAATTTTAGATTATGTCATTAGTAGCAACAAGATTGCAGAATTGGCGAGTACAGAACCCGGAGTTAGACCGTAATATGACCCGCCCGTGTGAGTATGGCGCATTGGACTTTTTCATTGAGCAAACCAACGCCCCGTCCTCAATCATTAATCCCAATTTAAGGGATAAAGCGTTTGCAAGTATCGGTAACACGGTACAAGTTCCCGTTATCAATTACGACGAAAACGTACAGGTAAGCAATGTACGTTCGTGCGTTATTGTCGACAATGAAAATACGTCGGCATTGGTAACGCTTGTTTGGGCGACGTATTCCATTGGCTTTACAATGGTTCCGGCGGCGTACATGAACAACGAAATTTCATACGAACACGACTTTTTGCGCAAAATGGAAAAGACGTGCCGTGCGTTGGCAAACACTTTGGACGCCGGGGCGGTTGCCGCAATGGAGGCGAACAAAACGCAAGTGTTTGAAACGTTGTTGAATTATACGCAGACCGGAAACGTTATACAGGTTCCGCAACAAATGGCAACCGAGATATTGGGCGACGTTAACCCGATTATGCGTGCCAACTGTTACCCGGAATATATCCACGTTATCGGCAACGCCGGGGTTGATAGCCTTATTCGTAAACTTGCGCAACACGGAATTTATAACGACGTTAACAAGCGCATGGAATACGATAACAAGGTTATCCACTACACGAACAACGTTACCGACGAAAGCGGTAAAATGGGTACGTTCTTTGCCGTTGCGGACGGCAACGTTGGTATCTTAACCCGTGTTGACCGTGAAGCGTTGCGCCGCACCCGTGCGAATTTCCACGAATGGGACGTTGTACGTTTACCGTACATTGATTTGCCCGTTGGGTCGCACTATTACACCGCAGTTGGCGACCAATCCGCAATCATGGGAGCCGCAACCGAAGATTTGACGTGCGCCGTTAAGGAGTATTTCGGATTTTCCGTTGACGTGGCGTATATGGTTGCTTATAACAGCAACCCGACCACGATTGCCAACCCGATTATCAAAGCGGAAATTGAGGCACGCGACCCGAACCAACCGTTAGCAATGCCCGTTTACGTTGTACCACAACCGACGGTAACGCCGTAAGGGAGCCGCAATTGTTTAATCAAAAGGGGGGCGGGGACAATAACCCCCGTTCCCCTTTTTAATTTAGAACGCAGATGTACCGATTAAAAGAAATACAGGACGCATTATTGCACGTCGTCGGGTGGGAACAATCATTTGACCCGGCAAAGGCAATAAACGACGATTTAACGCAGACCGAAAGCGGTTTGTATTTTCAAGGTGCGCACCCGCTTGTAACATTGGATAATATCCGGGCAATCGTCCCGGATGATTTCGTTTATCAATATCCCGAATGGAATATGATAATTGAGTACAAACAGGGGGCAAAGGTTCGCCACAACAACGAAATTTGGATTGCCCGAAAGGACAACCAAAACGAGGAACCAACCAAAAGCGATTTTAACGAAGATTTCAACGGCGATTTCGGCAACGAATTTTGGGGCGTTTACAACTATCTTTCCGACTATTTGGAACGATTGACCCGCAACGGTATTGCGCAAATGGTACAAACGTTCACGCAGGTAAAAGGATTGGATAAGGAAACAAAGAACCTTTTGGAGCGTCGCACGTTCTTTGACGGTGCGGGACGTATCCGGGCAACGTTGCAAAATACACATAAGTTGGTCGGGTTTGAAATTGTCCCGGTTCGTTCAATGGGGGTAACAATGAAAATCGAACAAATAGGTTTGCAAATGACAGGGGCAACGGGTATGGTTCGTATGTATCTTTTCCATTCGTCGCAAATCGACCCGATAAAGACGTTTGATTTGAATTTTACCGTTACAAATGGCGGTTTTCAATGGTTCCCGTTAAAGGACTGTTATTTGCCGTATATCAGCGACGCAACGAACGCCGGGGGGTCGTGGTATCTATGTTATAACCAAGACGAATTGCCCGCCGGAATGGAGGCAATAAACATGGTTAAGGATTGGAGCCGGGAACCGTGCGGAACGTGTACCGGGTACGGGTTGGATAGTTGGAAAGAAATAACCAAGTATTTACAGGTTACGCCGTTCATGTTCAACGCCCCGGAAACATTCGCCGAATACCCGGAATTGTGGGACGTGGCGTTGACGATGTACACGACAACACAGAATTACGGGTTGAATTGCGAAATAACCGTTGGTTGCGACCTAACGGATTTTATCGTTAAGGAAAGGCAAATTTTCCAAACCGTTATACAACGTCAAGTCGCCGCAACTGCTTTGCGCACGTTGGCAATGAACCCCGATGTTAAGGTAAACCGGAACCAAGTAAACGCAACCCGTTTGGAAATACTTTACGAGTTGGACGGGAACACGACCGGGGTACGTCCCGGCGGTTTGGGTTATGACCTTAAAAAAGCATACGAGGCGTTGCGATTGGATACGCAGGGTATCGACCGTATTTGCCTTACTTGTAATAACCACGGCGTAAAATACCGTACAACGTAATTGGTTTATGGGGGGTATGCAGTCAATACAGGATTTGCGCAACAACGTTGAGAGGTTCAACAATGGGTTATCGTCCGGGTTGTTTATCCGGGAAATAATCGACGACGGTATGACAACGGCGTTTATAATCGACGCCAACGCCGAGGAACAATTGTTTGAACAAGGTATTAACCGTTTGGGCGTGGATATTATGGATTATATGCCATATACCCCGTTAACCATTGCGATAAAAGAGGAAAAGGGGCAACCCACGAACCGGGTAACATTACGGGATGAGGGCGATTTTGAAAGTAGTTTTTATTTAGAGGTCGGCGACAAACAATTTGAAATTAAGGCGTCGGATTTCAAAACCGAAGATTTGATAAAAAAGTACGGACGGCAAATATTGGGATTGACTGACGAAAATATTGCGTCGTTGATTTGGCAATACATTTACCCCGATTTGTTGAACAAAGCAAAAACCGTGTTATATGGCAAAGAGTAATAAAATAATTCCTATAATCCCGAACCCGGTTTTAATTGACCGGGTTATTGGGAATATACAAGCCGGGTTAATGGATAACGTCGATTGGTTGGACGTCGTATTTGGGCGGGCGCAACGGGTCGCAAAGATTATCAACGGCAAACGTTATTTCACGCCCAACGTGTATGCGGGCGGCACACAGTACCGAGGAAACAACGATTATATCGACGTATCCCCGGACGCCAATATTGGCAATTTTGGGTTCTTTTGGGTTGACGACCCGCAAAACGTGGGTTGGGTTCCCAAAGAGCAAAGCACAATTAAAGCCCCGTTTGCGCTTATTGTGTGGTTTGATTTACGCAAAGTATATCCGGGGCAACTCAATAATCGGAATACCGAGGCATTAAAGAACGAAATATTAACCGTCTTAAATGGCGGCTTTTGGTTGAAAGACGGAACCATTGAGATAAACCGGATATATGAGTTAGCCGAAAACGTGTACCGGGGTTTTACGTTGGATGAAGTCGATAACCAATATTTATTGCACCCGTTCGCCGGGTTCCGGTTTGAGGGGGTTTTATCAGTTTCGCAACCGTGTAATATTTGAGATATGGAAATAATATTTGTAATGTGGGTTTTGATTGTCGCAACCGTGGCGGCTTTTGGTTTATCCCTTTTGAAAAAATGGGGCGTTATTGAATACGTCCAAGTTCACGGCAATAACTTTTTTGCAAAGATGTTCAATTGCGGCTTTTGCTTATCATGGTGGGCGGGGGTTGCTTTGTCGGTTCTGTTTGCAATATGTACCGGGAACCCGTGGTTGTTATTGGTTCCTTTTTGTTCAACCGCCATAACCCGCATATTAATATGAAAACAACGACAATAGGAAAACGGACGGTTGTGTTGTACGATAGTATCGACGAATTGCCAATGTTGCGATTTCATGCGTATAACAAAGCGTTGTTAATCGACGCCGGGGTTGGTTCCGACCTTAACGATTGGGACACGCATATTGAAAAAACAATCCGATTTATTCGGGGCAACAAACCGGATTTAGCGGAAAAGGAATTGGATAATATGCGGCAAAACGTGTATTTCATTCAAACCGATATGTCGCCCCGGTATTTGGCTTTTTGCGCTTTGGTTAAGAGTGTGGACGGAACCGAATACAACGATATGACGCCGGACGGCTTGCAAAAGGTATTACAATTGTTCGACGATGCACCGAACGCCGAGTTGACCGCCCAATTGGAAGCGGTCAAAAAAAAAATAGATGATGAATTGCAATTGTATTTTCCTAAAAGTTTCGACGACGTTACAGTTAAAGAGTATTACGACCAATTGAAGCAACGCACGTTGTTAATGTTGGATGCGATTATACAGGGCGACGAAAGCGATAAGCGGGCGGAAATTGAGCAAATAACGACAATGTTGTTGACTTATACCAAACCCCAATCGTTTAGCGGGTCGGATAGCATGGAAATACAATACGACAAACAGTTTGAAAATATGTGTTTAATGTTATCCCAACATTTGCACGTAAACCCCAAAGCGTTTACCGTATTGGAATATTACAACGCTTTTGAGTATATCAAACAGGCGACCAAACCAAAAAACGCCAAAGCGGGCGCAAAATAGCCCGTTTCCGGCGTTAATTGGTTCCGGTGGGTAAATTGTATTACCGAGGAAAGAAAATTGAATAGCGGGCAAATTTCCCGCAAATAACAAAGTAATAATTGGCGTTATGGCAGATAATAACAACCCGATAAAATATAGTGATTTGGTAAAGCCGGATAATTCGATTACCGACCTTATCAACCAATTAGACCAACTTTCCGACGCCTATATGAATACTCTTAAAAATATTAAGAGTGAGGCAATCAGCGTTCGGGCGGCGTTGGCGAGTGTGTCCGGGGCAACCGAGGACGGACGAAAAACCATAAAGGGGGCAACGTCCGATACCGACCGTTTGACCCGTGCGGCACGGGATTTGGCGTTTGCGGAAAGTGAGAACGCAAAGCGTTTGGCAGAATTGAAACAAGCGCAAAAGGAAGCGAACGAAATAAATAAATTGACCGTTCGTTTGAACCAATCCGCCGAGGGTTCATATAACAAGTTGTCGGCGCAATATTCCCTTAATAAAATATACCTCAATAATATGACTATTGAGGAAAGGGAGGCGACCGAGGAGGGGCGCAAATTAGTTGCGGAAACCAACGCAATATATCAAGAAATGAAGCGGTTACAGGAAGTAACCGGGAAGAACCAATTAAACGTCGGTAATTATGGCGAAGCAACCGTAAAATTAACGTCCCAAATACGCCAAATGACGGAAGCGTTGGCGGTAATGCGTTTGGAGGGTAAACAGGATACCGCCGAATATGCGGCATTGTCAAAAGAGGCGGGCGACTTAAAGGACGCATTGGGCGACGCCGCACAGGAAGTAAAAAATATGGCGTCCGATACGTCCCAATTGGATACGGTATTGAGTGCCGCAACCGCCGCCGGGGGCGGATTTTCTGCATTTACCGGGGCAATGGAGTTGTTCGGGGGTGCGTCCGAGGACGTCGCCGAGGCACAAAAAAAGTTGCAAGCGGCAATTGCCATTACAACCGGATTACAAGCGGTACAAAATGCCGTTCAAAAGCAATCCGCCCTAATGTTGGGTATTTCCCGCATACAGCAAGCCGCATTAACGAAAGCAAAGGTTTACGACCGACTTGTTACCATGCAAGGGACAAAGGCAACGTTGGCGGCGACCGTTGCGCAAAAGGTATTCAATTTGGTAGCGGCGGCAAATCCTTACGTTCTTTTGGCATTGGCGTTAATTACCGTTGTCGGGGCGTTGGCGTTGTTTGCGTCCAATACTGACAAATCCGCCAAAGAGCAAAAGAAACTTAACGAGGCGCAAAAGGCGTGGTTGGATTATTTGGAGGTTGAAGCAACCGAAATGAACCGAGTAAGCAACGAGCGTGTCGCCCAATTGAACCGGGAATTAAGTATTGCCAAAGCCCGGAACGCCGGATTAGCCGAAACCCGAAAGATTGAGGACGAAATATTGGCGGAACGCACAAAGGCGCATAATAAATCGGTTGGGTTCTATGGTCAAGAATTAAACGATTTGGAGGCAAACCGCCAAAAGTTAAAGCAATTGAACGATATGTTGTTGCAAGTCAACAACGCAAAAGCCCGTGGCGATAGTAAAATACGTATCGACGTCGATATGGACGGCAAAATTGATAAAGTCAAGGTTGACGATGCAATAGACGCTATACAGGGACAAATCGAGAATTACGGGCGGGCGGTTCAAATTGCCGTTGACCTTAATACAGAGGGGGCGGATTTAGACGCCGAAAGGAAAATACAAGCCGCCCAAAGAGCCAACGAAGCCCGAAACGCCGCCAAAACCGAAACGGATATATTGCGCAAAGCCGAGGACGCCCGGATTGCCTTAATTAAAAATTCGTTCGACCAACAACGGGCGCAACGTCAAGCCGCCAACACCCGTGCGATTGCAGATATACAATTACAGTTGCGCACCGAGGCAAATTTGACCGCCAAAGCACGGGCGGCGTTAAATGCGCAAATAGTTTCATTGCGTCAACAATTGGCAAACGATTTGGTCGATATTGCCAACCAACAAAGGGCGGCGGAATTGTCGGCGGAACGCACCACACAGGACGCACGATTGGCGTTAATGTCCGAGGGTGCGGAAAAGCAACGGGAACAATTGCGGGTCGAATATGAAAGGCAAATACAGGATATTGCAACCCGGTTGGAAACCGAAAGGGGGTTGACTGAAAAACAGGTTGACGAATTATTGGCACAACAAATCCTTTTGCAACAACAATACGCAAAAGAGTTGGGCGAATTGAACGACCAAATTACAATCGACCAAATGCAGAAAGAAGCCGACCGCACTCAATTACGGTTGGACGCCGCCCGTGAGGGTTCACAGGAGGAAATAAATTTGCGTATCCAATTGCTACAGCAACAACGGGCAATTGAATTGGCACAAAACAGGCAATTAGCCGAGGACGTCCGCCAATCTGAAAAGGATATAAACGCCAAATATGATGCCGAGGTATTGAAGCAAACGACCGAGTTAAACAACCAACGGGCGTTATTGATATTCGACCAGACGCAAGCGTTGGAGGCGTCCGAGTTCGATTTGTTGCGTAATAGCGAGGAACGCAAAACCCGGTTCCGGTTGGAACAAGAAAAAAAGAGATTGCAAAAGATTTTGGAATTGAACAAAACCGCCGGGGTAAAAATGACGGAACAAGAGGTTAAGACAATCGAAAATACGATTGCCAAAATTAACCAAGAAATTGAAAAATCAAGCGGCGACGAACGGGGCAAAGATATTTACGGACTGTTTGGGTTGAATTTAGACGACGACCAAAAGGAGGCAATAAGTACGTCCGTATCCTTTGCAATGGAACAATTGCAAACGTTTTTGGATGCGAAGTTAGCCGCCGCCGATGCCGCCGTTTCCGCCGCCGACAAAGAGGTTGACGCAAGCCAACGACGTTTGGACGCCGAATTGGAAGCGAGGGCAAACGGTTATGCCTCAAATGTAGTACAGGCGCAAAAGGATTTGGATTTGGCACGCAAAACACAGGATAAAGCGTTAAAAGACCAACAGAAAGCGCAAAAGGCACAACAGGCAATACAGACAATCCAACAAATCGGGAACCTTGTAACGGCGTCCGCTTTGATTTGGTCGCAATTGGGGTTCCCGTGGGCAATCCCGGCAATCGCTGTTATGTGGGGTTCATTTGCGGCGTCAAAGATTAAAGCGGCGCAATTATCCAAACAAGCGCAGGGCGGCGGGTCAGAAAGTTACGGCGACGGTACGGTTGAGTTATTGGGCGGGGGTTCGCACCAATCAGGCAATGACGTTGATTTAGGAACCAAACCAGACGGAACCCGGAGGCGTGCCGAGGGTGGCGAATATTTCGCCGTTATCAATAAACGCAATTCCCGTCGTTTCCGTAAACTTATTCCCGATGTTATAAAGTCGCTTAATAATGGAACATTTACACGTAAATACATGAGTGCATACGATGGGGCAAATGGATTATCCGTAACTTTGCACAATGATAACCCGGATATTTCCGACCTCAAAAATGATGTACGGGAAATTAAGGAGCAAAACCGCCGACGTTCATTTGTGGACGGGGACGGAAATACAGTTGAATTTTATAAGAACCTAAAAAGAAAGATAAAAAGATGAACCCAAAATATTTGTTTTATCTATATACAACGGAAACAAACCGTTTTAATACTTATCTAACTGACACGTTAATAGGTTCAAGAATGATAGGTACAGGTTTTGCAACTGATGCAAATTATAATACGTCCGGGAAAATAACGGCTTTTCCCGGCAATCGTTTTTATGTTAGTAAAACATATACATTGAAGTTTTTTGATAAAAATGATAATACGGTATTTTATACGTTCGGGACAAAAACAAATTATATTGCAATCGCCCCGGCAAATACTACATATATGCGTGTTTGCGTTAATGTCAACGATTGGTCGAGTTTGACGGTTTATGATATGAGATTAACAAATCCCATATATAAGGACGATTTGGCAAAGGATTACGAATTGGAAACTAACCAACGGTTTTATCGTACAAAATTATCCGGCAAAATATCATTTGTCCGGGATGATTTCGATTATATAAATAATCAGTCATTCGGTACTACATTTAATTTGAAAATACAACGTTCGGACGATATGGGCTTAACATGGTCGGACGAATGGAACGGTAAATTTATGAAAACCGATTGTACGTTTAATAACGACGATAAGTTGGTTACGTTGCAACCGGACGTATTGGACGAATATAACGACGTATTGGCGGGATTGGAAAAGGAATATAATTTGATACCGTTAGCCCCGGCGATTGAGCGTTTATTAGTTCAGAAACGCCCGTTGATACAAATATACATTCCCGGCGATAGTATTGTTTCGTGTTTTTTGGGCGGTTCGTATTGGGAACAGGACGCAAATGCCACGACTGACCGCAACGCATTGATTAGTACATATCATTTTGCTTTGTGTAATTTATTGAAAGAAATAAACGTAATAGGTAGTTCGACCCCAAACGTTAATGCGTTATATACCGGGCGTATGAGTGTTACCGGAACCAATGTATTTACCGGGAATTTATACCCCAATCCAACAACGGGGTATTATATCCGGGCGTCGCAACAATACCAACCGCCATTTTGGGGCGTTATCACTTACGAGATTGTCCGGTCATCGGATAGTGTAGTTATGTTTCGTTATCAAAATGTAAGCCCCGGCAATCAGCCATTCGATAATGTGGAATTTGATTTTACCGCCGTGTCCGGTTCCGGTTCGTCGGGAACGCCACATGCAGAAATGGCAACGTATAACATATACGCCCGGTATTTGTTGGACGTTAAGACAATACAGGGATTAAATACGTATGAATTACCGCAAGATGATATTGTTGATTATAACCGTAATTATCGCCGGGCGATTGGTTATGCAATCGACGTTGGGTTTATATCAAATAATTATTCAACCACGCCAAGCGAATGGGGGCGACGGGACGACGGAACATATTTTCAACCGCCGTATTCCATTTGGGGGCAAACGTATTTTCCAATTGCCCGGTCAACGTGGCGTTATGCGTCTATATGGTTTGCATATTATTTGAATGATGAATATTTTGAGGTTGCGGGACGTAAGACGTACACGTTACGGGATGCGTACCCGGTTGGTTCTGTTATACAATCATTACTCAATCAGTTTGCCCCCGGCATTACACATAAGGAAACGCCGGAATACAGCCAATTTTTATACGGGGACACAAACCCGATTACCGGGGGTAAATTCCGATTATTTGTAACGCAAAAATCTAACATATTGGTTGGAGATTATCAGCAACCCGCACAAAAAGCCCCAACAACATTACAGCAATTTACAAATATGTTACGGGATTGTTACCGTTGTTTTTGGTATATAGAGGACAACAAATTTAAGATTGAGCATATTAGTTGGTTTCGCAATGGCGGTTCTTATACAGGTAGCCCGGTTATTGGAACCGATTTAACCCAATTGGAAAATATCCGTAACGGTAAAAAGTGGGGGTTTGCAACGTCGGAATATTCATTTGACAAAGTGGATATGCCGGAACGGTTCCAATTTAAGTGGATGGACGATGTTACAACGGCGTTTGAGGGGTTGCCGATAAACGTTATTAGTAAGTATGTAACAGCCGGGAAAATCGAGGAAATAAACATATCAAATTTTACGTCCGACGTTGATATGATGATGTTAACCCCCGGCGATATGAGTAACGACGGGTTCGCATTGTTTGCCGCCGTCAACGCAAACGCATTGTCGAATGATGATAGCGGGACATATCCGGGGTTTGGAGGGACAAGCGGAACGGACGGATTGACAATACCGACGTATGGCATACGCCCGGAATGTGTGGGACGTTCAGCGGTTTTAACATTTACGCCGTATAACAATGGAAGTGGAACGGCAACCGGACGAATTGTATTTTACAATAGTTCCGGGACTGTAATATCAACACAGGGTAATTTTACCGCCGATGGTCAAACGAAGCAAATAACCGTTACAATCCCAACCGCCGCAACTGCTTTGGGTTTGACTGTTACCGGTTCGGTATTTGCTTATGTGTATCGCCTTACTGTTACAAATCAATATGAATTGCCGTTTACGACTACAAACGCAAATGGGAATACATTTTATTTACAGAACGGATATTTAGCATTTATCAATTTGCAACCGAATTATTGGGTATATGATTTGCCCGCCCGTGATGTGGAAATAAACGGGTCGTCCGCTTATGTTCGTGGAGTTGAACGAAAGAAGAAACAAACGTTGAATTTTCCGGTTGTTTCAGATATTAACCCAGTTCAACTAATAAAAACATACATAGGCAACGGTGAGATTGATAAAATGAGCGTAAATTTGTCGTCATTAATGGCTAAAACAACGTTGAAATATGATACAGAATAATAATTTAAGCGTGTTGCCGTGGTACACGTCCATAGACCAACAAAACCACCGGAAAAGTTACGCATACGGAACAATATACCCATTGTTTACCCCGGCGAATACTATGTTGCCGTTTCAGATTATGCGTCCGACCCGTTCAAATGCCGTTTCATCAGTTCGTTTATATCATAAGGACGGAACGTTGGTTGCCAATATAACCCAATATGCAAAGGATACCGGATTGCAAATTGTTCGATTTTCTGCATTGGGTTATGACGTTATCGTTTATCCCGGTATATTGCCAATGCCATTAAATCAATTGGACGGTATATATTATGCCGTCTTATCGGATAATGTGCAAACGTGGTATTCTGAAATGTTCACAGTTGTACAGGACGTTAGCGGCTATTTGAAAATACAATGGTATGATAAGGAAAACGCCGTATTTGATGCCGGAACAATAGTGTATCAAAACCCACAATTTAAGAACGTTTTGTATCTTTGTACCGAGTTAGGAAAGCCCGAATATAAGTTTGAGGAAGAGGGCGAAGATAGGGACGGTTATTTTTTTCCGGAAAAACAGATTTCCGAAAAAACGTACCGGGCAATATGTTTAGCCCCCGAATATCTTTGCGATGTTATGCGGCTTATTAGAATGGCGGATTACGTTAATGTAACGGATAAGTACGGGCGAACCTATGATTGTGATACTTTTCTAATAACTCCAAAGTGGCAAACGCAGGGAGATTTAGCGAGTGTTGAAATTGAGTTTGAAACGGCAACCGTCGTTAAAAAGATAGGACGGGGATACATACCGACAACGGCGGGAGATTATAACAATGACTTTAATAACGATTTCAATAACAATTAATATTTACGAAAATGAGTAATTACGCTAATTTGAAAGCCGCAATTGCGGAGGTTATCAAAACAAATGGTAACAATGAGATTACGGGGGCAATAATGCAATCAACATTATTGTCAGTTGTTAATGCGCTTTCGCAAGGGGCAATGTTTGCGGGCATAGCCACGCCAACGACTAATCCCGGAACGCCTGACGGCAATGTGTTTTATATTGCCGGACAACAAGGAACATACGCCAATTTTAACTCAACAATTGTTGGGGCAAAAGTTGTTATTTTCTACAATAATGCGTCTAATGTATGGGTATCTATTCCCGTTGCAGTGCCAACGTTTGATGTTATAAAAGCAATACAGGGGAACGCATTAACCATTAATGGATATATTAATATCAACGGTGGTGTAACAACATCAACAACAAGAAAAGTAACAGATTATTTAGACATATCCAATATGGATACTGTTTTTCTAAATTCGTGGGGTTCAGCAGGAACGGCAATTAATTACGCTTTTTATGATGCAAATAAAACGTTTATATCCGGTGTTGGAAATAATGCAATAAATAACCAAGATATTGCGATACAAAAAACTGACTTTCCGACAGGTACAAAATATTTGCGTATGACAGGGGACGGCGTGGTAAATTCAACGTGTTATGCAATCACAATATCAATAATGGCGTTAAAGACATATACCGACACATTGGTTGCTCAAACTGTATCGCAAGTATATACGGAATTGGCAAAAAAAGTAGATGTTAACCCCGGTAATAATTTAGCCGATAGGAGTTTGTTTGTTGATATGGGAATGGTTCGTTCTGACGGTTCAATTACAAAAAACTCAACGTCGGGAACCTATGCCGTAACGGGATTTATTCCGGTAAAAGAAAATACGTCAATAAGCATAAACCACGACCCAAGCAATGTTAGTGGGTATTTTGCTTTATACGACGAAAATAAAAACCCTATTGCCGGAACGGTAACGAAAAACCGAACATTACCATACGTTGCCGGGGCAAAATATGCCGTATTTTCCGTTCTTTGGTCATGGACGGATATAATGGTTAATTATGGCGATACCGCATTGGCATACGAAGCATATAGCCCAATAGCAGGTTATCCGAGAAACCCGCCCGCCGACGGTGCGGTTACGACCGCTAAGATTGCCGACGGTGCGGTTACGACCGCTAAGATTGCCGACGGTGCGGTTACGACCGCTA